CGGACGGGTCGCTACGGAAATTTTTATTTAAACAGAAAATTTCATAATGAAAAATTATGCGAACTAGCGTTTTTTTCTGATCCAGTGTTTTCGCTCTACCCACGGTGGCGGATAACGTCTTATTTTTTCGTTTGGTTTCCACAAAATCCGCTTCGTGATGTCTTGGCCGCGTTTCTGTGCGCGGTCAAGCTCTATCGAGCGTATAAGGCCGAAAGCGTCTAGCCCGGTCTCGTTCGCTATGTCCTGTATGAACTCAATTGGAATACGCAAACGGTTGCGTCGGTATTGACTGATGCGTGTAGGCTCTACTTGCCAGCGTTGTGCAAGGCCGTAATCAGATACAATGAAGAGTCTGCTTTTTAAGCAGTCGATTAGTTCCGATTGTTTAGTCATAAAAAACAAAGCCTTATTAGTTGCGATAAGGTTTTATTTTATCAGCTTGAGCGAATGCTCTCTATTTGAGCATATGCTCCTTATTTTTGTAGTTTGACTACATCAAGTCCAAACGGTCGCTATTTGAGCATAGGCTCTTTGGATGTTTCTAATTCGATAATTTCTATATTTCCTGAATTTAAAATGCAGTCTGTTCGGTTTTTATTTTCAGGTCTTAGGCATTCGTATCCTTTGTTTGCGCCATCTGAGTATCCTTTAATCCAGCTTATTATCAAACAAACGGCGAAAATTACGATTTTTAATGCCTTTTTGATCATTATTTGTCCTTTATATTTATTTCGCCGTCGTCGTTTATATATGCCCTTTTTAAGGCTTCGTTTAGCAGCATATGTGCTAGCTCGCTGTCTCTGAGTGGCTCTCTTCCTAGTTGTATCAGTTTTTTATTTGCTGCTACGGCTAGCTGTCTGATTTTTTCTTCCTGATCGTCTTTGATTCTTAGTGCTTTCATTTTTCATATTACCTTAAATCTTTTATGCAATATAAAACAATGTGTTGAGTGTTAACAAGTAATTTGTTGTTGACTTATTACGTTAACGCGTTAACATAACGTAAATTTGTTAACGCGTTAACACGTTAATTTAATGTGTTGTAATAGCGCAAAAGGGTGTGTAAATGAATGAAGCTGTTATCTATTCCCCCACTAGTAACACGGGGGGACTGCCGAAAAGCGAAGCTGTGGAGCATTTCGTTGTTGTAAACGGCCAGTTGAAAGAAGTTCTTTTGAAGAAAGGCAAATCGACGGCTGCATTCATAGACACGCTTACAGTTGTTTTTTCTGAAAGCGTTTTTGTTCGACCTGACCAGTTGGGGACTGAAGAAGAAATAGTCTGCAATGTTTCGGCAGTAATGCAAGATATTTTGGGTTTCGGCATTTTGAAACAGCATTCAGGTGGCCGTAATGGTTACAAATATGCCTATCACATGGGGACTGAATTAGAGAATTATGGTTTTGTCGCACTTGGCGGCAAAAGACAGAATGAAACCGTATGCCTGTTTTTGACAGGTGTAGGACTTACGGCAGCATTGGACGGTTGGGAAAGCCGTTTATATGACTTTATTCAGGAATATGCGCCATCGGCAAAAATCACCCGGTGCGATTTAGCCCATGACTTCCTAAATGGTGAGTATACGCCCGATCAGGCTTTGAGAGATTGGGAAGCAGGTGGTTATACATCACGTCATACAAAACCGATTGCTGAATGTGTTGGTGGGGATTGGCTTGAATATCGTGGTACAGGTAAGACGCTTTATATTGGTAGCCGTAAAAATTCGAGCCGTTTTGTCCGTGTTTATGAGAAAGGCAAACAGTTGGGCGATTCTGAAAGTCCTTGGGTTCGTGTTGAGCTTGAGCTGCATAATAGGGATATTGTGATTCCGCATGAAATTTTGATAGATGCCGGTCAATATTTAACGGGCGCATTCCCTGTTTTCGAAAGCCTTTTTTTTTCGTATGACGAAGCTCCCGCAAAAGTTGAGCGGGTAAAAAAGCAAAAAGACGTTTCTGCTGAACACTGTATTAAGTACGGCTCTATCCAAGTTTCAGGAGTTGTAAACCTACTTGAACGCATGGGATTGGATTCTGACGCAATAGTCGAAGTTCTCAAAGACGGCAAAACAGATATGCCGAAAAGGTTAAATCCTGCTGCTTTCGATTGTGCAACAGAGAGTCTTATGTACATTCATGAATGCCATCGCGTTCCGCGTGGTTTGGATTCTGTATTAGATGCTACGTTTGGCTTTGAAGGCTCTCGTATGAAGCATAGGACATATGACGAGTATTTGGACGAAGTGTCAAGACGTAATTTGTCTGAGCAATTTGGCAAAAATGCTAGATATGACGGGGAAGACGCATATTTGGCATATATGTGGCGTAAATACCATACGCCTAATTTTAACTTAAGGAAATGAAATGAAAGCAATTTTGAGAAAAGTAACTTGGAATAAAGGTCAGACGGATAACGGTGTGATTTTTGACTATACGCGAGTTTTTATTGAACGCCCTATTTCTGACAGTTCGGCTAACGAATTCGGTTTTGATTTGATTCAGTGTGAATATGGCGAAGAAGCCAAAAAGGTCGAATTGGAACATTTGCGCGGCAAGCTCCCTGTGGAAGTTGAAATTGAACTTATGCCTGAGATTAAAGGCAAAAAGGTTCTTCAGAAAGTTTATTCCATGAAGGTTTCCGGTGGTCAGAATTCGGCTTCGAAAGCATGATTTTTAGGGCTTTCCGTTTGCCTTTTGAAAACGGTACTCACTTTTTAAAAAAAGGAAATTTTATGAAAATCTTGAATTTTAAAAAAGCGGGCGTTGTTGCCCTGTTGGCTACTGGTTCGGCTGCTGCTTCTGCTGAAGGTATTGCCGATATCGGTACGCAGATTGTAACTCAAGTAAATGCTGTTGCTCCTGTTGTAACTTCTGTCGGTGTCGCGTTGCTCGCCGTCTATGTATTGATGAAGGCGTTCCGCCTCGTCGCGTCATTCGTTGGCGGTCGTTAATTGATTGGGGGCTGTATGGGATATCGAGTTGGTTTTCAGTGCTTTGGCAATATCGAAACTGCAAATGACTATGTATTGTCTCAAACAGCTCCCGTTATAACGGCAGATGGAAAGATTATAGCTCCTGAAAAGGTAGGGAAAGAGTGGTTTTTGAATGGCGAAAAAGTGTTGCTTTCGTTTCCTGAATGTTCGGCGGTTAGTCAGTTTGCCGATGGAGCGTTAATCGGTGGGTCTTTTGTCATGATTTTTGTTTTGATGTTTGCATTTAGATTGGCGGCAAAATTTATAAGTGGTATGGGGGTTTCAGATGTTGGTTGATTTTCCTTTTATGCTTGGTTTTTTTGCTGTGGTTTCTTTAATTTATTTGTTTAAGGGGTAGATATGAAAAAAAATAGTCTGGCGGTCGCATTTTTGGCGGTCGCTTTTTTGTTTCCGGTTCGATCTTTTGCCGAAACTGCAAAAGTCGGTGATGTGACTTGGGGTTTTCGCACGGATAAACGTTTGAACGATATGACAAGTCTTTGGGAGCCAAAGCAAATAGGCATCTTAGATAAAAAAACTGGTGTTACTCATGTGACTACTATCACAAAAGTAGCTTGTGTTTTGGAACAATGCCTTTATAGGACTGAATATCAAGGGACACAAGGAAAAAAGCAAGAAATTCAAGTCTTTGATATTGAAGATGTTTTGCCTAAAAATTCGGGTAATAAAAAAATAAGTTTGGGCGATAAGGATGTTGATGAAAATGCAAAAAAGCTAGGTGTAGAAAAGGAGAAATTAAAAAAGGCTTTAGACGATGAGAACGAATACCAAAGACTGTTAAGAGAAATCCAAGTTAAAAAAGAACAGCAAAGGCAGAAAGAGGAAGAGGAAAAGGAAAAAAATAAAAATTCAGGAACAGGTAGCTCCGGCGGTGGTGGTGTGAACGGAGAAAATGATTATAAAGAGATATATGTCATTAATTTAAAGCCAGGATATATGGCATCAGATAACCCTTCCTCGCTTTGCTCAAGATTTTTTAAAGATATTCGAAATCAGTGGGGAGAGTCAATAAACGGTGCAACTTTTATAAAAGAATTTGATTTTCAGGGTCGTTGTACTGGTTATTTTAATCATGACCTTTGGGGCGGGGCTAATAAAGATTGGATTAGTGCGCATGTTTCTATCGAAAAAATGAAAAAGTCCGAATATAACTCAGGCGGAGAGTGTCAGGAAAACGGCTTGAGACAGTTTTCGAACGCTAGAGGGAAATTTTCAGTTGTTTGTACCTATAAACATAAACCAAAGGAAGAGAAACCAACGGTAGGTTCTACATCAAGTAGTTCCGATAACGTCTCTTCTGACTCATCGAATAGCACTAATAGCTCATCCGCCGGTGGCGGTGGTGGACCGTCGCGATCCAGCGGGCCGCCCTGTTCAAGGAGGCCGGGGTCACTGAGCTGTGGGACCTGGGCTGCGGCCTG